CCCCCCACACCCCCCAAGGGGGAGGGACTTAACATAAAAGCCCGTTCTCTTTTTGAAACCCATTATAGACAGTTGTTTGGAAGTGATTATTACTGGACGGCCAAAGATGCAGGGGCAATGTCCCAGTTACTTCAGAAGCTGAAGTTCCAGCGGGAGCAAAAGCAGATGGACGTAGCTGAGGATTCAATTCTGTATGCTCTTCAGTATCTGCTATCGTCCATAAAAGAGGGGTGGATATTCGAGAATTTCAGTGTGACGAACATCAATTCCAAGTTTAACGAGATAGTTTCCCAAGCCAAGAAAAAGGCTTATTCCAAAACAGATATAGGCGTAGTCCTGAAAGATAATTCTACTGAAAAATACAAAGACAAAGGATGGTAACATGGAACAGATAGATTTCAGACAAACAATCGAAAGACTGAAGGATACGGGGTTTTCACCTGTACCGAATACGGTAGAAATTTCTATTCCGGATGCAAAGAATGTTTTAAGGGCTGGTATTAAATACTTCACGGGGGAGAATGCCAGATGGCTTCCGGAGTATGAAGAGGTTGCAAGCTGGCTGGCCGGCAATGGAGGTCGTGGGCTGTTGTGCTTCGGCAATTGCGGAAGAGGAAAGACCCTTATTTGCGGAAGGATTGTTCCTCTGATCCTGAATCATTATTGCCGGAAGGTGGTAAGCTGCTACGATGCACAGCAGATGAACGCTGATCTGGACGCTGTGAAGCAGAAGCATATCATCTACGTCGACGATATAGGAACGGAGAATTTAAGTGTGAAATACGGCGAAAGAAGGCTTGCTTTTGCAGAGTTGGCAGACGAGGCTGAGAAGAAAGGGAAACTTCTTATCCTGACTACTAACCTGTCGATTGATGAGTTGAGAGAAAAGTACGGTGAGAGAACCATCGACCGTTTGAGAGCTATAACCAGAACCGTATTGTTCAGCGGTGAAAGCCTACGAAAATGAAAATCACAATCTATTGGGTAACGCGGGATTGGGAGTTAATCCGGAAACTGCGTGATAAATACAAAATACCCCAATATACAACAGTCAATGGGTTAACCGAGGCAGAAGTAAACGAAGAAACCCTTAACAATCTTCGCAAAGGTGAACCAAAGTATCTAATCATAAGAAAAATAGAACAATCTGATAAATCTGTGGAATATGCAAAAAGAAATGCTATTGAGAAAGCTGGATATACTGAAGAAGTCCTACAAGGAAGTGAGGAAGAAGGGCAACAGCCCGGAGGCTAAGGCTATCCACGTCGAGATTGAGCAACTAGTTAAGGATATAGAAGAAGCCGAAACAGAGGAACTCATACAGAAGGCAAAAGAAGCTGGAATACTTCCGAGGCTGGAACGCATAATAAGCATGATTCAGCTTCTTTCCTGTGAGGCTAACGACCTGTTATCTGAAGCAGAGGACAATTTTAAGAAAGCCGGGCTGATGACTGACAAGATAGTGTATATGCAGAGGGAGTATTACAAGGCAGCCAATGTCTACTTCAAGGAATTTGCAGAGATAATCAAGAAAACTAACACTGGTAATGATATGTTTAGCGACCTTGAAAATTTCGACAATATGATACGCATTTGGGCCGATTTGAAGGAAAGGCCGAAACCGAAATCCCTCATGGGAGGTTGCAAGGCTGCGGCTGGCAAGGCGAACGGACTTAGCCAGATGTGCCAAAAATGCCCTTTGACCTATAACCCTGAAACGCTTATCTGTCAGGCTTGTGATAAGTCGTTTAAAGAAGGGTTTCAGAAGGGTGCTAAATGGCTTGAGAGGAAAAGAATTGATAGAATAATGAACAAAGACTAGGAGGTGTAGATATGAAAGAATCGCAGGACCCAATGATACCACGTAAAATGGAGCTGGATAAGAATCCTCACGGAACAGAATTGAAAATATCCCAGCAAAAAGAACTGGAGAAAACAGGCAGATATGTAGCTATCCCCGGTGATAAGACACATACTATGATTTTCATTAAGGATGGTGAAAACGCAGAAAAGAAAATAACTGCATTTCTGGAAAAAATTAATAAACGGCCTCTAAGATGGAATTAAAATAATATTGTTATGTCAAGTTCAACTTTTGAAACAACAATCCAGACGTATCTGGAAAACCGCGCAAAGACTGATTCGCTCTTTGCCGAAACTTACAAGAAAGCGAACAAAAGTATCAAGGAATGTTGTAATTACATTTACTCCCAGGCACGGAAATTGGCCAAAGGTTCCAACTCGGTTGGTATCGATGATGCGACAGTCTACGGGTGGGCTGTCCACTACTACGATGAGGATGACATCAAGGTCGATGGAGTAGAGAGCCGTGTAGAAGTGGCAACACCGGAGCCTGCTTCGGTAGAGCAACCGAAACCGCAGCCTAAGCCGGTCCAGAAACGCAGGAGAGGGGAGGATAATAGTCTGCAACTTTCATTATTTGGGGAGTTATGAAACCAAGAACAAAACGTGAAAAGCTGGTGGTTGAACTCAGCAGTAAGCTGCCAGCAATAACAGAAACCCAGATAAGATGGGGAAAGAAGCATTGTTTTCCGCATAATGCTTTCCGCTGTAAGGATGAAATGTGGTGCAGTGAATGTGGAAAGATGTGGGTTGATGTAACTGGCCAGAAGGAAGGGTACATCAAGTGTCCTTACTGCGATGAAAGATTGGAAGTGAAGGTAAGCCGTAAGACCAAGGATAATGCAGTAAGTTATCTGACAGTCGTTACAACATCGGGAGATTTTCAGGTGCTCCGTCACTTCTACACAGCCAAGTATGCAAGAAAAGAACGTGACACACATTATTTCATCGATGAGGTATGCCAACAGTGGATAACTGCAGACAGAAAAGAAACGGTTATGGCCAAGGCTATGAATATGGGATATAGAGGTTGGCTTCACGGTACAGATATGAGCATCAAACAGGACGGAAATATATACTATTCACATTCGTATGACATAGATGGTTATGTATATCCGAAAGTAAAGCTGCTGCCTATTCTCCACAGGAACGGTCTTCGTACTTCGTTCCATGGCGTTACTCCGGCCAGACTGATACGTGCGATTCTTGGGGAAAGCAAGTATGCGGAAATATTGCTGAAGACAAAACAATATAGTATGTTGGATTTCTATATGCATCGAGGTGGGCTTTCCCATCCGTGGGCAGTGAATATCTGTAACCGCAACGGGTATATCATTAAGGACGGATCGATGTATGACGATTACCTTCATTTGCTTGATTATTTCCACCTTGACACACATAATGCTCACTATGTATGCCCAAAGAACCTGAAGAAAGAGCATGACAAACTGGTTGAGAAAAAGAGAAAGATAGAAGCGAAGATTTGGGCCGAAGAGGAACGGAAGAGACGGATTGAACGCATGTCCAGAATGAAACAGGATATCCTCTCTTTCATCCAAAGAATCCAGCCATTCCTGGGAATAGAAATCAAGGATGAGGATATTGTGATCCGTCCATTGGAAAGTGTTACCCAGTTCTATCAGGAAGGAAAGGCTATGCACCATTGTGTATATCAAAATGAATATTACAAGCGTAAGGATTGCCTTATTCTCACAGCACAGAAGAATGGAAAACGTCTTGAAACGGTAGAGGTCTCTTTAAAAACCTTCAAGATTGTACAGAGCAGGGCAGTCTGTAACGAGACCAGCGATTACCATGATCATATTATCAAATTGGTAAACCGTAACATGGGACTGATCAGGAGGGCCGCATCATGAAAGTCTGTGTCGAGTGCGGCCGGAACCTTCCGGAAAGCAAGTTCCGGGCCTATGAAACAAAATCCGGCATTCATTACATCAATAGATGCCGGTTATGTGAGAGCAGGCATACGGCTGAAAGAAGAAAGCAGGACAGACTGCATGGACGGCTGGCCAGATACACTAACGAGCAGCTGGTGGCCGAACTCCGGAAGCGTGGAGCCTACATAATGTATGGGAAAGACTTTGATTGTGTAACAACAATATGATATGGGAAAGCAGGAAAGTTTGAGTGATTATTATCAGTTCGCAAAGGATTTGGCCAAAGCTGAAAAGGAGCTGAAAATCGAGAATTGGGTGCAAATCAGCATCTGCTACGGTTACGGTCATCAATCTGTCACCCTATACACATACGACCTTCCTCGTGAAGTGTACGAAAGGAGGATGTGGGTAATCAGGTGGAGGGTGGCCAGATTGCAATGCCAGCATCCAAGGAATGATGTGTACACTTCTTTTTACTACTACGACAAGCGTTCAGGAGAGTCGCTTGAAGTGAGTTCCTGCCTTTCAAGGCTGGTTTCAGCAAAAGCCCAGATAACAAAAGCAGAACGCAAGATGAATGAGTACATCGAGCACAACCGTCAGAACAACATGTTCTTTGATGAGAATACGGACGAAGAACTGGTTAAGTTCCGGGAGAAACTGGAACGCAAGAAACTCGAATGTGCAGAGTGTGAAAAGAGACTTGAGCAACTTGTAGAAAAAAGGAGAAATAATTAATGAAAACTAAATTGTATTATCTGTTCCTGACAGTCATGTGGTGGCTGCTGGGATAGGTGGAAAGGATAATGATATGAGAATAATTAAGGAAGGTAAATTACCACCAAAGGAGAAGAAAATGAAATGTTCAAAATGCGGTTGTGTGTTTATATATGACCATTCTGATATTAAGTCATACCAACGAGAAGGCAGTTGGGTTGTATGTCCTACTTGTAAAAGTTGCATAACAGTAGAATGCTTTAGTTATATGACAAGAGAACAGATTGAAAAACAGTACAATAAGCTCGTAAGTGAGATTGAAGGAAAGAAAAAGTTACAAAAAATAGCCCCATTGCCAAGAAGCAGAAGAGGCTATTCTGTAACACTTTACAATACTTATTTCACTGGAGAATTTGTAAACACAGGAATTGCAAATTGGTCAACATGTCCGCAGTGCATGCAATAAGTTGTTATTGTTGGGAGATGGTCTACTTTACCGTTCATAATAATATTATTCCCCTGACGGTTAAGGCTTAACATTTGTATCTCCGCATCATTGACACCGAATTTTTCGCAACCACACACGGGACATCTGTGTGGCATTTGGTTGAATTTCTTCATAAATTCATCCAAAACAGATTTTTCTACTTTCATACCTGTAATGTTTAAAATTTGACAATACAAAAATAATAAATAAAAGGGGCATATCCAATACTTGTAATGATAAGTTTAGAATTTGACACTTTACTCTTTTTCATTCGGATATGTCCCTTTATTAAAAGAAAAAAATAAATGAAAGCAATATCCATCAAACAGCCGTGGGCTAGCTTAATCGCCCATGGTATTAAAGACATCGAGAACCGGACATGGAAGTGCCCTCAGAAGTACATCGGACAGAGGGTACTGATTCATGCTTCATCGAGTAAGCAAGTATTTAGCTATAGCCTATTCCAATATGATATAATCAGGCGGCAATCACAATCTTTGATTTATAACTGTATATATGACGGATTCCCCAAAGGAGCCATCATCGGTAGCGTGGTTATTGCCGATTGCGTACAGAACCATCCATCCGTCTGGGCTGAGAAAGGTTGCTGGAACTGGGTACTGAAAGATGCGGTTTTGTTTGATAAACCGATTTTGAATGTGAAAGGGAAACTTAGGTTTTGGGAATTTCTGAATTTGACTAAAAATTCTTTCTTTTAGTTTGTTCTTTTAAATTAAACTTACGAAGTTTGTAGCAAGTATGAACTGTGATAATTTAAACTAACATGGATATTCAGGAAATAGTAAACTCTTATGCTGAAGGTAAAGCAAATGAAGCTATAACAAAGGCCATTGCTCAGGCATATATAGATGGATACAAAGATGGTTATAAGAGCGGAAAAGAAAATGCTCAAATAGAATGTAATGATGCGGAATTTGTTGACCTTGGCTTGCCGAGCGGAACTTTGTGGTCTTCGGATTTTGTAAAAGATTCCGAAGGAAAAGTTCGTTATTTACCATATATGGAGGCGAAAGAATATCCTCTTCCAAGTATCGAACAATGGAAGGAATTGGAAAAATATTGTCAGTGGATTGGTAGATATGATAAACATACAATAGATTGTGTGGGACCAAATGGAAAGGTTATTTCTTTCTTATTTACTGGATATATTAGTTCTACGAAAAAAGAAGAGAAACAATTTGTATATTTATGGCTATTAAGTAAAGATGGAGATAAAAAAAATTCTGTTTATATTGACTATGATGAAAATAAGCCTGGAGATCCTTTCTTAAATTTAGAGAAATCATTTTGCGGCTTTAAGTTACCAATTAGATTAGTACGTTAGTTAATATTTATAGAGTTTAAGATTCCACTGACAGCCGTTGTCAGTGCTTTGTGAATACCCGGTAACTGCTTTGTGGCGGTTATCGGGTATCATATTTTCAACCAATTAAGAACCAATTATTATGAACTTAAAAAAATTGAGAGATAAAGCCTACCAGTGCGCAGTAGCTCACGGATGGCACGAAGAGAACCTGAGTGATGAACATTTCCTCTGTCTGGTAATATCAGAACTTATGGAAGCTGTGGAAGCAGACCGGAAAGGAAATCATGCGGACACTGATGCTTTCAACAAATACAATAACTTTGTTGACTTTAAAGAAAACTTCGAGCGACAAATCAAAGGAACTGTAGAAGAAGAGCTTGCTGATGCATGCATTCGTCTGCTAGATTTGGCCGGACTAAGAAGTGTGGATTTGGGAGAGATTGATCCTGATGAATTAAAATGTTCCGAAGGATTCTTTAATTGGAGCTTCACTGATGCTATTTTCTCATTGGTGTGTAACATAACAGATACAGATTACATTGAAACCCATTCATTCGACAGTTTTCTTCGAGTGGCTTTGGTTGAAATTCTGGTTTTCTGTGTACAAAAAGAGATCGACATCTTCTGGTACATCGAGCAGAAGATGAAATACAATGAATTTCGTCCGTACAAGCACGGAGATAAAAGCTACTGACCATGAAACACATTTTCTACGCCTTAATCATTCTGCAAGCCCTGTATGAGCTTGCGAAACTGTTTAGATGTAAATCCCTGTATCAGCATGTAAAAGTCTTTCAGAAGCTGGATAAGACATCAAAAAGATGGTATCTGATGGCGCATCCGTGGCTTCATGTTGCATTCTTCATGGATATAGCCGGACTTTTATTGCTGGGGGTGGGATTGTTTTCAAGCCAATGGATATATTTCCTTGTTGTCCTGGCCATGAGTTTTAGTCAGATCCAAAAGTTGGGAGCATGGGCGGTGTTTTTGGATAGTCTGATTACGGTCATCATCTACACCTTAGCCATTCTGAACGCATATCACTTGATATAACAAAAAGGGAGCCAGCCCACACGATTAGAAGCCAACTCCCACACACGATTATGATGCAAATATAAGAATTTCTAACTAAAACTTTCCTACTATGACAAAAGAATTTTCATCAATCGTGGAGTTGAGATCAATACGTGAACAGAAATCAAGATTATCAGAACGTGAACAGGAGTTAGCATCGCCTATTTTGACCGATTTGTCACTTATTCCGGAGATTTATGGCTGGTTCAAGGAACTGTTGGCCGGGATGGATTGCCCGCCCAATCCTGAGAGCGTCACCCAGCGGAAGAAGTTCCTCTTCATCGTTCTTTTCCTCTTTGCGCCCAGCGTGCTGGCTGGAGGACGGCTGCCGAACGGTATCCGAGCAGAAATTTCCGGTGTGTTCCCGGATGTCTCACCGTGTGTAATATCGAACAATATTGCCGATGTTTCCTTTATCTACCAACAGTATAAGGATTTCCGGCAGGATATAGAGTACCTTTACAATCAGATTGTAGAAAGGTTGAGGATTAAAGGACTAATCAAGTAAAAAAAGCCGGAGCGTTATGCTTCCGGCTTTTTGTCTATTTTCTATGTACTTCTATTATTTCACCTAAATGAAAAGCTATTTGCCAAAAAGCATATAAATCAGCACGTATCATATTAGGTATGAATCTATAGCCGTCAACTTCTACTAAAGCCGTATCACGTTCTTTTGCATAACCAACAGCAATATACAGGTATTTATAAGGCTTAGGCACAAACGGAAAATTTCCGTTATTATAATCGTCAATGAAATATTCTTTATCTGGTTGGGTTACATTAGGATTAAGAACATATTTGCCGTTTCTATCTTTGAGCAAATAACGATTTGCGGTAATACCCTCTTTGATTTCTCTATACTCTTCTTTCTTTGTACCTGCTATTATCTGGTCAAAATAAACTTGCTTTATAGGTAAATAAAGGGTATTCTCTTTAGTAGGCGTTTCCATGATTATTCTATTTTTAGGTTTATTTCTTTTCCACAATGAGGACAAGTCAAAGATATACCATCCTTTTTGTGATGTATTTCTTCTGGATTAGCAAATAGCTGCCATGTTTCAACACCTAAAACAGATGCAAATTTTTTAATAGTTTCTAATGTTGGATTTTTCATTAATCCATTAAGATTTTGTTTTTTGATACCTAATAAATCAGAGAAAGCCGTTTTGGTCAATCCTTTTTCTTTTAGTAATGCTTCAATATTATCCATATCTATAAAATTTAATGCTACAAAATTACTTATTCTTATATATGTAATGTTATTCATATTACTAAATAATGTTAAGATAAAGATAAAACATTACTTTTTATTTGTGTGGTAATGTTTTAAGCATTACATTTGCAACGTCAAACAATAAGTAATAACAATTTAAATACATACAATTATGAAGACAATAAGTAGTGAATACATCAAAGAGATTAAAGAACAAATCAGAGTTATGAAAGAAGCACTCAAAAGAGTTCAAGAAGCTGAAAAGATTCAAGAAACAACATATAATACAAGACAGTATGAAAGAGCCAAGAATGAGGCTATAGACGCTAGTTCAGATGTGATGATTGCATTAGAAGAAGTGGTAAGACTTGCATCGGCTATGGGTTGTGGTATCGGTTTGTACGATATAAACAAGTACCACAAGATTGTAGAATTTGATTTCAGAGATTCACATAAATAAGTTCAACCAGCAGCCTTTCGGGGTTGCCACAATATAAGAGAATTATGAGAGTAACAAGCTACATGAAAAGCCATAAGGCAAATGAGTTCTATGTAAAAAAGTCAAGAGGCTATTTTATGGTTATAGATGGTTATGACAAAAGTATGGCTTCTTTAGAAACAGATAAAGAAGCTGCCAATAAACTGGCTAAAGAACTGAATGAAATGAGAGCTAAAAGATTGAATATAGCATAAGTTTAACCAGCAGGGCTTTTGCCCTGCATAATCCCCCACACGATTATGAATACATATTACAAATTTTGTCCTAACGTATTTCTTGCTAAATGCGATGCAAAACATGAAAAGGGTGAAACCATTCTTGTAACTACAAAATACGGCAAAGAGAATGAAAGCATAGTGTTTAATCTGATATTTGAACGTGATGGTTTCTACTATTATTCGATAGTCCGCGCTGATGGCTTTAATGTTCAAGAATGGGCAAAGCGAAAAGCAGAACGCCGATTGAACTGGGCTGCTTCAGCTGAACAAAAGAGTGAAGAATACTACAAAGCATCAAATAAAGACAGCGATTTTCTCTCTTTGGGTGAACCCATTAAAATCGGCCACCATTGCGAAAAGCGGCATAGAAAAGCCATTGAAGATGCCTGGACTAATATGGGCAAGAGTGTAGAATTTGATGAGAAAGCCAAAGAACATGAAAGAATAGCCCAATATTGGGCAAACAAAGCTGACACAATAAACCTTTCAATGCCTGAAAGCGTAGACTACTATGAGCACAAGCTAGCAGCAGCTAAAGAGCATCATGAGGGACTGAAATCTGGTAAGTATCCTCGTGAGCACTCATACTCTTTGACGTATGCAAAGAAAGCGGTAAACGAAGCTCAAAAGAATTTCGATCTGGCAAAGAAACTTTGGTTATAAACTCGATAGCCTTCGGGTTACCACTATTTAAGATGGTTATGAAAGAGAAAGAAATCCTGCAAGAAATAATCGAGTGGCTGGATAATGATACAAGCTACTTGTCTACTAGGACAGACTATGCCAGAGGGTATAAATCCGGTATAGAATGTGCAAAAGAAATTGTTGAAAGCATCATCAATAAACACGACCCTGATTTATTACCAAACAATTAGCAAATTGTTTCGTATGCGTTCAATTGTTATTCAAAATTGTCTTCATAATAGGGTATCTTTGTATAGATACCATCGCGGGTTAGAGCAGTGGTCAGCTCGTCACTTTGACTTGGTGAAAAGCAAATAATTGAATATATGAATAGTAGATATGAAATATTGGCTAAAGAAAAAGGTTATTTTGTAGATAAGCAAGGTAACGCATATTCACCACGAGGTAATAAGGTCGGGACTCGCGGCAAAGATCCGTATTTGTATTTTGGTATAAGAGTGTCTAAAACAAAAGTTATCAAAGTATATATACATCGTTTGCAGGCCTATCAAAAGTTTGGCGATTTGATATTTAATGATAACATAGAAGTAAGGCATTTAAATGGTAATTCTTTTGACAATTCATTCAAAAACCTTGCGATTGGAACACCATCAGAAAATGCTATGGATAAACCAGAGTCAAAAAGAAAGAAAATTTCTTTGGCTGCATCCAATAAATTAAAAGTGTATTTAGATGAACTGGTTTTAGAGATACAAAAAATGAAAGAGGCTGGCATGACCTATACAGAATTGAGAAAGAAATACAATATAAAAAGTAAAAGTTCTTTGAATTATATACTAAAAAGGAAAGTATCGCGGAATGGAGCAGATGGTTAGCTTACCACTTTGACTTGGTGGGGGTCACAGGTTCGAGTCCTGTTTCCGCAACTAACATTTAAAATTTACACGATTATGAATGTATTGACATTAAGCATTAGACAGAAGTATTTTGATGAAATCTTAACAGGTAAGAAAACACAAGAGTTTAGAGAAATCAGGCCATCAAATTCAAGCAAATATATTCGCTATGTTTTGAATGGTAAAGAGTATAAAAATCCAAATGACATGCCGTCAGAGGATGAAGAACCTGGTGAAGTGACATTGTCTGCTGTTAAGTATGATGCCATTAAGTTTTTGACTGGTGAGTATAAAGGCAAACGTCCTTATGCCATTGTTGAAGCGAAATCTTCTGAGATACAAATCTTGACAGACGAAAATGATCAAGAAATAGAACTCGAAGAAAAAGGTGTGAAATACATTGCAGCGCAAATGGTTTATGGTTTGGGTAAAGTGATAGAAAAATCTGATTATTAATCTTTAAAAATAAGGCCGAGTCAACGAAACAAGAAGAAGAATCAATCGTACTACAGGTGTAACACGTATTGCACAATACGGTAGAAACACCAAAGGGCAAGCATTATCAAGAGCTCAAAGAAGAGAACAAGTAAGATATGCTTTTAGAAAGGCTGAAGGTCTTGCGGTTGGATAGTTATGACACTGCAAGAAAGGACATACAGCCATATTGACCTCGTCAGACAGAAGACTGACGGGGTTTTGCTGTTTCTGTCCTTGGGTAAGGATTCTTTGGTCTTACTGGACATGATCTACCCAAAGTTTGATAGAGTCGTCTGTGTGTTCATGTACTTTGTCAAAGGTTTAGAGCATATTGAAAGATGGATCGGCTGGGTAAAGGCCAAATATCCCAAAATAGAATTCGTCCAAGTGCCACATTGGAATCTTACCTATATTCTTCGTGGTGGTATGTATTGTGTACCCAATCCCAAAGTAAAGCTTCTGAAACTGGCTGATGTGGTGAAGGCTATGCAGCTCAGATATGGACTTTACTATACATTCTTGGGTATGAAGAAGGCTGATGGCATGAATCGCCGCCTGATGCTGAAAGGTTATGAGGCAAACGGCTATGAGAACAACGGAATTTGCTATCCTCTGGCAGATTGGACGCAGAAAGACGTGCTGGCATATATGTGCCAACATAACCTACCACAACCTATACGCTATTCATTAAAGGCTTCAAATGGGGTCGGATTTTCATTAGATTGCTTTTTGTGGCTAAGAGAAAACTATCCTCAAGATTTGGAAAGAATATATCAAGTATTCCCTATGAGCCGTAGGATTTTATTTGAATATGATAATAAGCAAAATAACAATGGATGAAGTTTGGAAAGATGTAGTCGGATATGAAGGTCTTTATCTTGTGTCAAATCTTGGAAGAGTAAAGAATATCAAGTATAGACACGGCAGCAAAATTGCAGGTAAAGAGGGGAAAATTGTTGTACGCGACAAAATTCTTAAACCATTTCCAACAAGAAAAGGATCACTGCTGGGCACTTAGTCCCAGCTGATTTTCAATTGTTTATAATTTAGTTCTTTGACATTTTTGTAATCGCAATTGGTAAGTATCTCTCTTACAGGCGTTTTATCCAGTAGAGAAAAACTCAAAATTTGTAGGATTTCGTAGATTGGACGGTTAACTTTCAATTTGTAAGCGACAATGGCAACCAGACAGTATGTTATGATGGCACAGTAGACTTGTGTCTTGACTGCATTCATCGTGGTTCCCCAAAAAGATTTTACTTTCAGGTGTTGCTTTATCCATTTGAAAAATAGTTCCACCTGCCAACGGTTCTTGTATAGCAAGGCTACTTCCTCTGCTGAGAGTTCCATGTTGTTGGTGATGAACACAAATTCTCTGCCCAGTTCTTCATCGTAGTATTTAACCCGCCGAAGTTTGTCCGGATATGCTTTGAGCGATTTATACGTTTCAAGTATTCCAATCTGGTCACATTTTATTCCGGTTGTTTTATCGACTTCACGGGAATACATTCTACGGAATCTCATATTATCCTTTGCACGTGTAACGAAGTAAGCACCACAGGTGTGAAGCTTATGCAAACGGGTGAAGTCAACATATCCTTTATCCATGATATAGAAACTTCCCTTTTCATAACTCAACTCATCCAGCATGTTTACGTCATGTACTTTAGCATTGGTTACCAGTACGATTGTCGGTATGGAAGTCTTTACATCATACAAGGTATGAAGTTTGATGCCTCCTTTGTGTTTCCTAAATTCCGCCCACCAAAAAACATTCAGACAAAGGTCTATGGTGGAGGAATCAAAGGCATAAACATTACCGTCAACTTTCACCTCGAAGTCATTTTTGTTGTAGCTATTACGGGCTTCCGCAATCAGGGTATAAGCAAATTCTTCGTAGATACGATAATCTCTATTCCGGTTTGCTTTCCCCAGATTGGTACGGCTAACTGTTGCACCGAATCCCAAGTGATAGTACTTGCTCTTGTGCGCCTCAAGGCTGAGCATAAGCTCACGCATACTATCTCGGGCGGTCAGTTGTCCGAAAATCATGCACAGCATCTGATTCCAACAGGTGAATGTTCTGAATTTCTTATTCCCGGAATACTTCTCTACCAAACGGTCAAAGACACGACGGGGAAGAAAATCTGTAAGTTGAGCGAAGATATATTTGCCTTGGTTCATTGTTTTTAGCTTTTGGACAAAGCTAAAACAACTTTTCAATTCAAATCGTCACGCTCCAAAAAGATATTTAACTATGCGATTATCAAAGATTTCAAAGAACGATGTTTAATTTAAAGTGCCCACTAGTGGAAAAGGATATATGTACATTGAGTTGAAAAAACTCAATGGAGAAGGTAAAACGTGTAAAGTGCATAGGCTTGTTATGGATGCGTTTACTGAACCTCATCCTGATATGCAAGTAAATCATATCAATGGTATAAAGTCTGATAATAGGCTTGAAAATCTTGAATGGGTTACTCAATCAGAGAATATCAGGCACGCAATTAGAACAGGTTTATATATTCCACGTAACAACGTGTGTGAACGCCCCAAAAAGGAGGTGCAGTTGTTAAAAGATGGTGTCGTTATTGGAACATATCCAAGCATAAGAGAAATGTGCCGCGTTAATAATTTGAACAACGGAAATGTTACAAGTTGTTTGAATGGGAAACGAGGTTATAAGAGTGTAAATGGATATACATTTAAGCTAACAGGAAGAATATTATAATTATAACAAACAAAATTAATAGGAGGAATGCAGAGTCAGAAGAAAAAGTTTAAATGATATTAATGCTCAAGCTGCAAGATTAAGAGCTCAGCTACAAGGAGCACAACGGTATGCAGATGGAAGTAATAGAGCTGCAAGAATTTCACAAGCAGCCGCACAAGCAAGAAGGGTTCGAGGAATGGGACTTCTTGGAGCAAGAGATTCATCAGGGAAATTGAGGGATAGAACGACTCGGATTGGTACAGGCCGATTCGCTAATGTAAACGGATGATATGGAACTAAGCAAATACATAAAGAGTGAATCGGTGGAACTTAATCGTTCCGCCATTCACTTCGCTGATTATAACCCCAGGAAACTGTCTGAGGAATCCCGTAAGACATTGAAGCGGGGTATTAAGAAGTTCGGTCTGGTTGGTGGAATCGTAGTCAACAAGCGAACTGGCCTTACTGTCGTGTCCGGCCATCAGCGTCTAACAGTCATGGATGAGCTGCAGAAATTCCCTGAGAACGATTACAGAATCCGTGTAGATGTCATTGACGTGGACGAAAAGCAGGAAAAGGAATTAAACATCCTGATGAACAATCCAAACGCGCAGGGTGCATGGGACTATGACGCATTGGCGCGATTAGTTCCAGATATTGATTACCAGGATGCCGGTCTGACAGCTGCCGACCTTAACATGATTGGCTGTGATTTCCTTCTCCAGACAGAGGAAGAAAACTCCATCGCAAATGCTTTGGAAGATATGATGGCACCAGTCACAGAACAGAAGGAAGCCGAAAAGGCCGCAAAACAGATGGAAAGAGCTGAAAAGGTAGCCCACATGAAAGAAGTAAAGCAGCAGGTGAAGAATGCAGCCCAGAAACAGGCTCAGGATATGGATGCTTATCTGATGCTTTCCTTTGATACTTTTGAAGCCAAAGCTGCTTTTTGTGAAAGATTTGGATATGATCCATATTCCAAGTTTATCAAGGGTGAGGTATTTGATGAACAGATAGAAAGAATTGATAACAACATGAAATTTTAGGAGGAAAGCCGAGTTAGAAGAAAAACATATAGTCAGTTGTATCAACAGTCAAGACGAATAATGTACAACGCCGGAAGGCAATACGGGCTTGGTACAGACAGACAAAGAAGTATAAGAGACAGAACGAAGTCTATAATGGAAAGATATACGGCAAGGATAGACAGCTATTTCTCAAAGAGAGGAATTGATATTTATGGTGATAAGCCTGTTTCTCGCCGCATTTATATGGGTAACAATAACGGATGATGGATTATGAAAAGTGAATCTCAAAAAAGTAAACATACTGGAAGAAAGCCAAAATTCGATTACAAGAGTGAGGAATTCCTCTCTCAGGTGGAAACGTATGCCAAAAAGGGATTCACTGACAGAGAAATTGCTTTTGCGTTAGGCCTGGCTCCTCAGACGTTCTGTGAAAAGAAGAATGAGCACTCTGAATTATGTGAAGTATTAGCGCGCGGGCGTGCGACAATCACCGCCGCTGTGCGTGCGAAGTTCCTTGCGGTGGCTTTGGGCGGTATCAAGACAAAAAGCACTGTAGTAAGGAAGCTGAAAGACCAAGACGGCAATCTGACCGGAGAAGAAGAACTTCAGGTGAGCGAAAGCGAGCTGGCTCCGAACCTTCAGGCAATGTCTGTCTGGCTGTATCACCATGATGAAGAATGGAGGAAGGTTGAGCGCCGGCAGGACGAAGATGCAGATATTCCAAAGGATATTGACCACGGAATTTCTATTGACTCATGGATTAAAGACAAGCTGAAATGATTGTACCCCAGGCGATATATCATCCGTTATACACCGATAAGGAAAAGTTTATCATTCTCATCACCGGTGGCCGTGGATCGGGGAAGTCTTTCAATGCTTCCACTTTCATCGAGCGGCTTACATTTGAAATGACACCCGTAGAGAAGATTGTCCACCAGATTCTTTATACCCGTTACACGATGGTATCTGCCGGGATGTCTATCATTCCGGAAATGATGGAAAAGATAGATTTGGACGGAACAACGAAGTATTTCAAGACAACCAAAACCGATATTGTAAACCGGATGACCGGCAGTCGTATCATGTTCCGTGGTATCAAGACTTCTTCCGGAAACCAGACGGCCAAGCTGAAATCAATTCAGGGTATCACCACCTTTGTTTGTGATGAGGCGGAGGAATGGACCAGCGAGGAAGAGTTTGATAAGATCATGCTTTCTATCCGTAAGAAGGGAATTCAGAACCGGATAATCATAATTATGAATCCATGCGATTCGAACCATTTCATCTACAAGAAATACATCGAGAACACTCATCGACTGGTGGAGATTGATGGCGTGCAGGTACAGATATCAACTCATCCCAATGTACTTCATATCCATACTACCTACTTTGACAATATCGAGAACCTTTCTCCTGAATTCCTGAGAGAAATCAAGGAAATGAAGGAGAAGAATCCTGAAAAATACGCCCATGTGGTTATCGGCCGTTGGGCAGATGTAGCTGAAGGTGCCGTATTCAAGAAATGGGGTATAGTGGATGAGTTCCCCATGTGGTGTAAGAAGGTCGGAATCGGGCTGGATTTTGGTTATACTAATGACCCTACAGCAGCTATCCGATGCGGAATAATAGATAATGCGTTGTATCTGGATGAAGTGGATTATCGTACCGGATTGCTTTCGGGAGATATCATAAAGACTTTGCGACCTTGGAATCTTAGAGTGATTGCCGATAGTGCAGACCCACGACTCATTCAGGAAATCAGTAATGGTGGAATTAAGATTTATCCAGTGGAAAAGGGTAGTGGTTCAGTCAATGCCGGTATAGACAAGATGCAAGGTATGGAAATCTTCATCACCAAGCGTTCTTATAACCTTCAACGGGAGTTCAGAAATTATGTATGGGCAAAGGATAAGGACGGAAACTATATCAACGAGCCGGAAGACCACGATAACCACGGCATTGATGCTGCTCGTTACTATGTGCTGGGAGAACTTCTCGGTAGGATTATGAAACCGAAAGACATATCAGGAGTATTTGGACATTAAAAATTAATATATGAGGACCTTAGAAGAAATTTTAGCTTTGCCGGATGTAGAGAGAAAAATCTATTATCTGAAGAAAGGGCGCAAGACTGAGCTTCCTAATGCTCATGCTCTTTATAACGATTGGAACCCAAACAAACATGAAATTGTGATTGATGAAGAAAAGTATCCGAAAATTAAAATTACTACCCAGCCTGAGAAACGGATTACAGACCCGACAACAGGGAAAGAATATGTGGAACCGGCGGTAAGGAAAGAAGTTGATCCGAATCGAATTGCCCTTCCTATCGAGCAGGACATCGTGAACATTCAGACAGCCTTCACAGTCGGAACCGAACCGGTTCTTGATTGTCAGCCGGACCAGTCAGAAGAAAATCTTCTTTCTGCCTTGAAGCAGGTGTTTAAGAAGAACAAGCTGAAATACCAGAATAAGAAAGTCGTCCGGGCATGGCTTGCCGAGCAGGAAGTGGCCGAATACTGGTATGTTGTAAAAGATGATGGTTTTTGGGCAAAACTCAAACGAAAGATTTCAGGAATCTTTGGCAAGTCAAAACCTGAATACCGTCTGAAGAGTGCTATCTGGTCCCCGTTCCGGGGGGATAAACTCTATCCGTTCTTCAATGATCAGGGTGATTTGGTTGCTTTATCCAGAGAATACAAAAAGAAAGATCTAGATGATATGGAAGTAACCTGCTTTATGACCATTACTAGGGATATGGTTTATCAGTGGGAGTTTACAAGTAACTGGACAGACAAAGGTTCATTTGCTCATGGGTTCAAGAAGATGCCAGTAATCTACATGTGGAGACCGGAGACATACTGCGAGAAGATCAAGAGCCTTCGTGTGAGGCTGGAGAAACTCCTTTCGAATTATGCGGACTGCATCGACTATCACTTTTTCCCGATCCTTATGTTGTTTGGAAATGTGGAGAATTTCTCCGGTGAGTTCAAAAATAGGGTAGTAGAGTTGACCGGCCAAGGAGCAAATGCCCAGTACCTTACCTGGTCCCAAGTTCCCGATACTGTCAAGTTCGAGGTGGAAACCTTGCTGAGCCAGATATACGGATTGACTAATACGCCCAGAATCTCTTTCGACTCATTGAAGGGTACTGGCAACGCTGTCTCCGGTGTTACTTTTGACTATGTGTTCATGTCCACCCACCTGAATGTAGAGAACCTGAACGAAACCGTCGGCGAGTTCATGCAACGACGTGTGAACTTCCTTGTTTCAGCTTTGGGATCCGTGAATACTACTCTTGAGGCAGCCTCCGAGACTATTGACGTGGATGTGCAGATGCAGCCATATAAACTGGAGGACATCAAAGACAAGATAGACACGGCAATCAAGGCCAAGGATGGGGAGATTTGGTCGCAGCAGCGGGCCATCACCTTTGTTGGGAACGTGGATTCTGTTTTGGACGAGATCGAAGCCATCAAGGAAGAACAGGCAGAGAACCAGAAGAACGATATTGAGAAGCAGAGACAGCTTTCTTTTCTCAAAAGTTCTAGTAAACAATTTGAAGAATAGAACAATTAAGTCAGAAAAATTACGAGGTTTATACAAATTATACGGATAGAAATCTAAAATACTGACTAATTGAATAGCGGTACCTTTTGGGGGTATCGCTATTTTCTGTTATAGTAAAAATATGAATAGATTTTCTTTTTAATTATTCGTTATTTTACTATATTTGCAGAGTAATAAAGTCAGAAACGCTATGAGTTACAAATCAGTTAAAGAGGTTGTAACTATGTTGCTTGACAACGGCTTCATTCTAAAGAGCCAGAAGGGCAGCCACATGAAGTTTGAGAAAGATGGAATAACGGTAGTCGTTCCGAATCATGGAAAGAAAGGCGTTGAGAAAGGCACTTATTACAGCATTATGAGGCAAGCGGGGCTAAAATAGCCCCGGCCTCTTTTCTTAAATTATAAAATGGAGGTCAATATGAGAACTGTAGAAGTGATTGTCGAACATGCTGGGAATAATCTCAGTGCTTACATTGAAGGTGCTCCGGTTATTACGGTCGGTAATAACATAAGAGAAATTGAGGAGAACATGAAGGAAGCCATAGACTTGTATCTGGAGGACAACCCGAACCCTTGTGAGGTTCTCAAAGGAGAGTTCATCTTGAAGTTCAAAATAGACGCGGCCACCTTCATCAATTATTACAGCAGTATTTTCACAAAGGCCGCTTTGAGCCGGATCACCGGAATCAATGAGCGCCAGTTGTGGCATTATGCGGCTGGAGTACACAAACCACGTAAACAGCAATTGGAGAAGATTCAGAAAGGTATTAACGCGCTGACAGAGGAACTGGCAGCTATAAATTTGTTGTAATTATGGATAAGAAGTATCAAGTTTTCGTCAGCTCAACTTACCAAGATTTAATAGAAGAAAGACAAAAAGTTATAGAAGCATTAATTAGTAAGAATTGCTTTCCCGTTGGTATGGAATACTTTCCTGCTGCAAATGAAGAACAATTTGCCGTTATAAAGAGACTTATAGATAGATGCGATTACTATATTTTAATTCTTGGCGGTCGTTATGGATCTATAGAACCTAAGACAGGAAAGAGTTATACTCAGTTAGAGTATGAATATGCTTTAGAAAAGAATATTCCTGTTGCCGCATTTTATCATAACAATATTGGTAAATTAGCTTCTGATAAAGTTGAAAAGACAGAAGAAGGATTAGCTAAACTACAAGGATTCAAAATATTAGTACAGAAAAAATTATGTAAAACATGGAGTGAAAGTTATGAATTAGCATTTAAGGTTAATTCCACTCTTGATTTTATGTTTGAGAATTATCCTCGAACAGGATGGGTAAAGGCTAACGAAATTTCTTCTGCGGAAGCTAATAAAGAGATTTTGGATTTAAGAAAAGAAAATGATGAATTAAAAGCGTTGTTAGCAAAAAGTAATGAGGTAGAACCTGATGGGATAGAAGATTTACAACAAGGAGACGATACGATAAATATAAGGTGTGGTTATGATACTATGCTTGGCCCAAAAACAGAAAATATTGAAACTACTTGGAACAAGGTAATTTCAATATTACTACCACAAATGGTTAATGAATGCTCTGAAAGTGATTTGTATGATAGTCTAATTTCATATTGCAAATATGAAATATGTAATAATGCAAGTATTTTCGATTTTTATGTTCTTGATGAAGATTTTCAAACAATAAAAGTCCAACTAATAGCTTTACGAATCATAAAAATAAGTGAGCGAAAAAGAACTGCGAAAGACACTGATACATATTGGACTCTTACTCCTTATGGTAATAGATTAATGATGAAATTAAAAGCCTTGAAAAGGTAATAAACCAATGATTTTTCAGCGTGATTACTCTGGTAGTCACGCTTTCTTTTTACCTAAAAACGAACATTCTCTTAATTGTTTCGTATCGTTAGCCTTAAAATTTCCCCTTCCCTTTCTCTATAAGTAAATTTACCGTATAAAATTATTAATCAAACTCATACGGTATGACAATTTTTGAACAAATCTTGGCAGGACTGCAACAGAAATTTTCTGGGGTGGACACTGCTACACTTACCCGAATTGCCACGAAGAGGGCTGAGGGTGTAACGGACGAAACGAAGGTGACCTCCATCGTTGAGGGTATCTCATTTCAGGACGTAATTCAAAACTATGGTGATTTCCGTGCAGGACAGGCGCAGACTTCCGCTGTTTCCAACTACGAGAAGAAGCATGGACTGAAAGACGGGAAACCAATCGAGAATCCGAAACCAGAACCACCGAAGCCAAACGACCCTCCAAAGCCGCAGGAAACGGACATCGCAAAGATGATTGCCGATGGTATCGCCGCAGGTATCAAGCCGTTTGCCGACAAGTTGGCAAAAATGGAGGAACAAGAAGTGCAGGCGCAGCGTAATTCTCAGATTTTGGCAGTGGCGAAGAAGTATGATATTCCCGAATTTATGCTGAAAGACCGCAACATTCCTGAAAACACGGACTTGGATACTTATTTCAAGGACATGAAGCAGGATATGTCTAACAACGGGTTTCAGTTCTCCAAAGCTCCTGAAACTGCCGAACAGAAGCAGGAGAAGGAAGCGAGCGAGTTCGCCAAAATGATTGAGGCGGACACAAAATCTATTGTCGAACAACAAAACAAGTAATTTATGTCAGCAGGATTTAAGTACAACATTGAGCCTGAGCCGTCCATCGAGGAACGCTATGACGTTTCTACCGGTGTAAGACGTAGAGGCCCTTACAAGCTGGAAACGACCAACCTTGTTGCTGGTTCATTTCTTCCATCCTTCACTCCGATTGCCGCTGATTTGGTAAAGAAAACCGCTCAGGTGGCCATCCGTGTAGAAGTCTATGAAAAGTTTACCACCGGTTCCAATACCACTTTGAAGATCAAGAAAAACTCTTTGGCTTATGTGGGTATGCATCTGGGTAATGGTTCTCATGGAGCTACCATCAACAGTATTGACAAATCAGACAAAGCTTTCGATAAGTTGACGCTGGCTGCCGACTTTGGCGAAACAGTGGAAGCTGGTACTGTACTCTATGAAGCTACAGCTGTAAGCGGTACTACTCCAAAGGTAGTTGCTAACTCAGCTCTGTACGGAAGAGTACAAGTAGAAGAAGGCGTTGTATTAGTTGCTCTTTTGATGCGAGCATTCGAGATTGAGCCGACTAAGTTGGCTATGCCTTTCTCTGACATTGATAAGGCTAACATGCCGCATTTCCAGTTTAACGCTGCAGGCGTGCAATCCCCGGCTGGTGTTTCGTATGAACTGCCTGAAGCTTCTGATTCTGTGATGGGAGGTATTCAATTAGGATTTTCTCAAAGCGGTAAGAAATATCCAGTAGCATTGGAGGGTGGAAAGGCGTATGTAGAAGTTCCTTGGACGGACAATAATACTACCTATCAGGCAGCTAACTCAAGTACCTTGGGATTGGTAAAGCAGGGTGTAAAAGTTGATGATGCAGCAGGTGGTGATGAGAAGGATAAAATTAATGCTCTTCTAGCATCATTGAGAGCTGCAGGTATTATCGCAAGCAAATAAAGAAAGGAGGACTAATATATGATGCTAACTATTCATACTCTGTTTAACGACCCCAATATCGTAAATGCTGTTATCCAGCGCGTCCTTCAGACACGTAAGGATACTATCTACTGGCAGCAGTACCTCGATTTCCGTAGAACGACTACCCGTGTGTTCAAGGACTACATCGGTCAGGTTACTGGTGTGATGGCTGGTTCCATTAACTCACGATACGGCGAGAAGCCTATCCGTGAACGCCGGAATATCGGCTCAGGATATGGTGAAATCGCTTATCTTGGCGATGCTTACCAAATTTCCATTGACCGCTTGTCTGAGCTTCAGGACTTGATTGACAAGTTCAATGCAGCTAAACCTGCCGATCAGGTAGCAGCCATGCAGGAAATTGTGAACTTCATCTACGACGATTACCGCCAGGTACTTTTAGCAGCGCACAAGCGCATGGATATTATCGTAGGTTCACTTCTGATGACCGGAGAAGCAACAGTCAAGAACAAGGACGACAATGCCGGAGGTATTGATCTGCTTAACATTGAATTGCCATTCAAGTTCATTAAGCCTGATACTGGTGCGAAGACGAACTTCATCACCTATTTGCAACAGCAGATTAATGCACTGAAAGCGGACTATGGTAATTTCCAGAAAATGATCATGTCTCGTGGAACTTTCGTAAAGAATATCATCGGATCGGCTGAGTTTGGTGACAAGTTCAAGATGCAGCTTACAGGAAATGAGATGTATCTTTCAACCGGGTTGATTACCTCTCAACTGGCTTCCCAAGTGTTCACTGGCATCGGGCTTCCGGCCATTGAAATCAAGGAAGATTACGTAAAAGACCAGACCGGAAAGAACGTACAGATTTACACCGACGACCGTATCACCTTGCTTCCGCAGGATAAGGTCGGTTATATGCGTTTCCACACTCCGTACGAAGCAGTGGACGGTGTACCGGGACGTAACTACACTCAGGCAGACGGTGATATGCTTATTTCCGGTTACAAGGACAAGAACGGCCGTTATCTGGAATACACTGCAGAGTGGATTCCTCAGATTTCGAACCCGAACCTGATTGTGAACTTTGATTTGTCAACTATGAACGCATGATAGTAAATGACTACATATCACAAAAGTTTCAGCCCTTCGGCATTAACTTGTCGGAGGCTGACCTTTTGGAGATAAGTCTGTCTTCAGGGATAAGCGGAGAGGATGAGATGGGCTCGTCAAACATCGGACTGGTTTCGGTGGCTATGGCGAAGTTCATCCCCTCTCTATTGCTACGTGCCACTTCCATCAGCGAGAACGGTTTCTCTATGTCCTGGGACATCAAGGGAGTAAAGGAATACTATTCGTTTTTGTGCAAGAAGTACGGCCTTGAAGATACGTTAAGCGATAAACCTAAAGTCAGATTCTTATGATGTTCGCGCCCCATACATTACAGGTTAAAGTCACCATTCCGATGGAAACAGACGAGTTTGGCCGACCTATCCCTGGAACCGGCGGAGAAAGCTGGCAGGACGTATGTAAGTGCCGGTGTGACGACAACTCTACCAAAGAGTTTACTTCGGAGAACGGTGAGGTGTTCCGACCGAATTATCACGTAGTCTGTGAGAAGAAAATCTCACTGAGTGCTGGTGATGAAGTCAGATGTATGGACGGTGAGAATGTCCGTGGAACTGGCAAAGTTTACATGGTGAAGAATACAAACTATTTTGGTTACTCAGAGATATGGATGTGAAGTTTGATTTTTCGGACGTGGATAGCTTTTTCGAACAAGGTTATGCCGAGGTGAAAGCCGTTGAGGAGAAGGTTGGTAAAGAGGCTGTCGATTACGCTGTAAAGAATGGCAACTATCAGAACCGGACCGGAACACTCCGTAAGTCAAATAAGTATTCAGTTGAGGATGACGGATTGGTGATAAGAAACGATGCTGAGTATGCCTCGCACGTCGAATCTAAAGGCTATGAAGTATCAACTGGTGCGGCTCTATACGCTGAGAAACGATTGAAGGAGGAAGTCAAATGATAGTAACTACCGACATAGCAAATATACTTTACCGAGATTGCCAGCCTTTTGGTATTGACATTGTTCCTCACGGCAAGAAGCTGACGGGTGCGATGAAATCCGAAAGGATTGTTATTCACTCTAAAAAACAACAGCCGGGGACGTACTGGAAGAAATCCTTCGTTGAGGTGAACCTTTGCGTTCCTGACTTGAAAGAAGGTGAAGCCAATACCATCCGGCTGAACGAACTGGAGAAACAGTCGCAAGAGCTATTCGACGGCATAACCGGACGCTATGATGGTACCACCTATCATTATTCTATCGAGTCAATCGGAATAGAGGAGGACACATCCTTGAAGTGTCATTATGTGAATGTAAGAATTTTGTTTGAAGTTTTAAATGTGAAATGATATGGCAGAAGCAAAGAAAATAACAGCTGTAAATATCAAGAAACTTTGGTATGGTGAAACAAGTGCTATTGCAGAAGATTTGACCGGACAGGCTTTGTATACTCTTTTGCAGGGGGAGACCTTGAAAGAAGTCAAGAATATTCACCAGGATACCTGGACGCTCGAAGAAGCGGAAGCAAGCCGGACTAATTATAAAAACCAGCTCACGGGACAGACCTATCGAAGCGAAAAGGAAATGGGTGATGTAACTGTCAATTTCACCATTGGAGAATACGATTACCCAACTAAGAAAGACCTCATGGGTGGTGATGTTATCAATACTGACAAAGGATGGAAACGTGCGCGTGGTAAGGTGAATATTGAAAAACTGATTGTTGCCATGACCGATGATGATCAGTATTGCGTCATTCCTCGTGCCGACATCGGTGCCCGAGAAGCAACTACCGATAAGGCTATCGGTCTTCCCGTCAGTGCTGTGGAGTTAGAGCCGAAAAATTCGGCAGTTGCGCCGGAGTATTGGTTCGATTCCGAAGAAGTTAAAGAGGCATGAACTGATGTAAAGGTCGTAGCAACGCCTTCAGATGCAACAGTAAAGCTGGACGGGCAAACGGTCAAGACCAAGAGGGTGAAATCTGGGACATCCGTTTCCTATGAGGTATCAAAGGCAGGCTATACCACACAGTCAGGAAGCATACCTACCTCCCTGTCTGATGCTTTCAAGACCGTTGAGAAGAAAATAACTCTCGTTCAAGAAAGTGGCGGTTAGTTTTCAGGTGTTTAATGGGTGGGGCTTCGGCTTCACCCTTTTTCGTTTAGTTATGAATCAAGGAGCAAAAATTATATCAGAATCTATTGTTGGCAGTGACTTCCGTACAGTTTTTGTCAGCGGAAAAGCGTATACGATCTATCCGCCAACAATCCATAAATTAGCCGGTGCCATATCCCATTTGGCCGGCGTGCATGAAGCAGACAATTTGAAGGATGTATTATTGTCCCTCGGAGAATCAGACGCTTATAGTAAGGCTTTATCCTGGCTGATTGCAGGTGATGAAAGTTTGGGTGAAGAGTTAGCCAATGGAACATATGAAGAGAATGTGAACGCATTGGATGAAGCCCTTTCTCTGATTGACTCAAAGGTTTTTCTGAAAGCTGTCAGCTTGGCGAGGAACGTAAGTCTGCTGGCAGCGAAACCGAGGTTGTAGGAAATGATACTCTTCTTGGTCAGATAGCATCGTTCATGGAAAATCTGCATCTGTCTTATCGGGAAGTGGTCTATGAGATACCATACAGGAATTTAGTATTAATGCAGCGCGATAAGCTCCATACCGTTACCGGGACCAAGGTTACAAAGGTAAAGGGTAAGGACATGGCTTCGCGCAGAAGAAGAAACAAGAAATAGATATGGCTCTATTAGAATGTTAAAAAGCAACAGAAACGTTACTTTTTTACGTTACAAAGTTTGCTTAATAGTAACGAAAATGTTACCTTTGCATTGTCAATTAAAAGTTCTTTGATTTATGAAGTTTTCAGAGTTTTACAAATTGATTGAGTCAGCAGGCTGGACAATCGAAAAGGGAAAGAAACATCACAAGTATGTTCATCCCGACTTTGACTACTTTATCCCTGTAGGCAGACATCCGGCCAAAGAGATACCTAAAGGTACTCTTGACAGCATGATGAAAAAGGCGGGGTTAAAGAAGTAAAAGAACAGCACCCACTTCGGTGGGTGCATTTAATTGACAAAACTTAAAATACACGATTATGAAGAAGATTCAGGCTATTATTGAAAAAGCAGATGATGGAGGAATCTCTATCTATTCTGAAGATGTAAACGGTGCGTATGGCTTTGGGCTTACAGAACAAGAAGCGAAAGAGGACTTTATTTCTGTTTTAGAGGAACAGGCAGAATATTACAAAGAAAAACATGGTGAATTTCCAAGTTGGTATAAAGCTGGCTATTCTGTGGAGTATGTGTATGACTTAAGTGGATTTTTTGAGGCATTTCCGTTCATCAATGCCAGTAAGTTCGCAAAGGAAATAGGTTTAAATGAATCTGTGATGCGAAAATATAAAGGCAAGATCGTAACAGCTTCCGAGAAACAGAAAGCATATATACAATCCAAATACAATGAAATTCTTAAAAGAATGGAACTTGTCAAGTTTTGATATTCCAGCCGTGAGGCTTTGATATAAATTAAAGAACAAATTGACAATTTGGCGCATCATTATGATGCGCCTTTTTTATTAAAACACTGAAAAACACAAATACGCAACAATAGGTTTATTGTTTGGTATTAATCATCGTAAAAACTGAATATTAATGAATTGAGGTGTAACTTCAAACATTAATATTCAGTTTATAATATATGGCTACACTTGTATTCCGCGTAAGCGCACAATATGATGAAGTTATAAGACTTCGTAATGAGATTAGTAAGCTGGAAGCCCAGTTAAAGAAGATGGACGTAAACAAATCACCCGCAGCCGCCAAGGCATTGGAAACTCAACTGGCATCTGCTCGCCAACAAATGATGGGGCTGGTGACCGAGGCAGCTAAGGCTGGTGCTGTGATGGAGAATGATTTGAAGAAAAAGCTTAATTCTGCGTCAAAGGCCTCCGATGAGCTGACGGAGGAAATTATCAAACAACGGAAAATCATCCGTGATACGCAGGATGATGTCAGACGGCTGTCTGATGAATATTCAAAGATGGGTAAGTATTCTCCTAATTCAAAAGCTAAATTGGCTGAACTGAATACAGCTAAAGCAGCCTTGAACGAGCAGAGATATTCCCTTGGCGAGTTACAGGACCAGCAGGCCAGAAACAGGCTTGAAGTGAGGAAACTTACGAGAGAATACAAGGAGTTTGCCAGTGGAACGAATAACGCTGATGAGATAGTAAAATCCCTGACGGATTCTTTAAAGCGTACAGCCGCTGAAATCGGTGGACTGGTGGCGATAAAGAAATTCGGCTCCGATGTGATTGAAGCAACCGGAAAGATGCAGCAGTTACAGGTAGCTCTTTCAACCATCCTTCAGGACAAATCAAAAGCAGACCAGCTCATCGCCGATATTGTCCAGTTCGCGGCCAAAACACCATTCAATCTTGACGATGTGGCGACAGGAGCAAAACAGCTTTTGGCATACGGTTCCTCGGCCGATAATGTCGTGAATGAACTTTCTATGCTTGGAGATGTGGCTTCCGGATTGCAGATTCCTATCGGGCAGCTTATTTATCTGTATGGAACATTGAGAACACAAGGACGGGCCATGACCGTAGATATCCGTCAATTCGCCGGACGAGGTATTCCAATCTACGAAGAACTGGCCAAGGTATTAGGAGTTTCCAAAGACCAGGTAGGTGAACTTGTGAAGGAAGGTAAGGTCGGCTTTAAGGAGGTCGAACAGGCCTTCAAAAACATGACATCCGAAGGAGGAAAGTTTGCCAACCTTATGGAAAGTTCTGCCGGGACGTGGCCCCAGCGACTTTCGAATATCGAAGATACCCTCTTTCAGAAAATGAATGAGTTCGGGAACAAGTATAAGGAAGTGTTCGAGTTTGGCATCGGTACAGCAGAGGACTTGGTGGAAAGTCTTGATGATGTGTTGTCTGTCATGGGCGGACTGATTGCAGCTTACGGAACGTACAAGGCCGCGTTGATTACCGCCGCCGTTGCTCAGAAGGCGGTCGGATTCGTTGAAAGTATCCGTCTGATAGGAATGTACAGAAAGGAATTGGGACTGGCCACCGCTGCACAACAGGCTTTCAACCTTGCGGCAAAATCGAATGTATATGTCACTCTATTGGCTGCATTGGTAGGAATCGGAACAGCGGTATACATGTTTTCTAAGAATGCCGATGATGCAACAACGTCGCAAGGGAAACTGAATTTAGCGTTAGCTGAATCTGAAAAGGCCTCTTTGTCAGAGCAGCGAGAACTGGCAAAGCTCAAGGGTGAATTATCTGCATTGACAAAGGGCACCGATGAGTACAATGAAGTCAAAGATAAGATTGTTAAGGGATTCTCTAAATATTATGACGGATTGGATGAAGAAATAGAGAAAGTAGGTCTTACTGAGCAGGCCTACAACAGGCTTACTGATGCCATCACGAAGTCATACGGGGCCAGACAATACGAAAAGTTCAAGTCGACACAGACAGAAGAACTTGATTCACTTATGTCGGAAAACCTATCCAAGATACAGGAAAGGCTTATAGATAAGCTAGGTGACGAAGAAGGCTCGAAATACTATACTAAGATAAGGAACGCAATCCTTGAAGGGAGCGTAAAGGCAATTAACGGGACGTTCAATCTGTTCGGACTTGACAAGGAAACAAATAACGCACTAGATAAGGTAGCTGGTAAAGGAGGAATACTTGAGAATCGTGCGGTAGAACAATATATAGCAAATATTCTCAACGCCATAAAATCTACAGAGAGACTTGATAAACTGGCTCGTGAAAGGTTTGGTGTTGATGGCTTAAAATCTTCAGTAAATAACGGAAAGAAGGATTTACCGAAGTCAAACATATTAGAAGAAATAGAATCAGCCACCAAACGTATCAAAACACTCAAACAAGAAATTACCGACCTTCGTAGTGGGAAACTGCAGGCAGAAGCTGGTAAGACAGTAGAATCTGCTATAAAGGCAAAGGAAAAAGAGTTACAGAGTGTAGAAAAGACTCTTGAGACGCTTACAGGTGTCAGAAGTAAGGACGTTTCGAAAGAGAACTCGGTGACATCTGCCGACGCTAAACTGTCCGACTTGATGAGGAAGCAGACGCTAGAGCGCGCTAAAGAGGCGGTAGACCTGGAAAACCAGGTTGAACAGGCTCGTATTGATGCCATGACCGATGGAAGTGAGAAGATACTTGCACAACGTGAGTTGGACAACAAGAAGGAATTACAAGCCATTGAGCGGGCTAAAGAAGAGTATATCCAGAAAGAAATTCAAAGGCAAAAGGAAATATTCGAAGCAACAGAAGAATTAAAGGCAAAACAAAACCCAAAGTATAAAAAGAAAAGTTTTGATTCATCCTCTGTTACTGTTGACATTTCCATGTTTAACAGTATTTACGACAATGCGAAGAATAAGCAAGTAAACGATCAGTTAAAAGATGAAATCGAGGCCAACGAACGCTACCTGAAAAACTACGGAGCGTTCATGCAAAAAAGACAGGCAATTACCGATGAGTACACCCGTAAAATCTCAGAGGCCACTACTCAGGGAGACAAGGACATACTCCAGAAAGAAATGGAGAAGGCTCTTTCCTCCCTTGATCTTGAGAAGCTGAAGCAAGGTATCAACTGGGAACTTGTATTCGGTGACTTGGATAAGGTCTCCAAAGAGTCTTTGAACAAAGTAAAGCAACAGATTAGAGATTTCAAGAACTCTGATGAGTATAAGAATATGGCCGTTGACCAGAAGAAGGTCATTGACGAGGCGTTGAACAACATTCAGTCAACCCTTATTGACAAAGGCGGACTGCTGGCCGATTTACCTGAACAGTTAAGCGAACTGGCTAAGGCTCAGGAAGAACTGGCACAAGCTCAGGAGGAATACAACGAAGCCATGAGAAGCGGAACAGAAGAACAGAAGGAAGCGGCCACGAAGAAACTGAATGATGCCCAGAAAAGACAGCAGAACGCTCAGGTCAATGTACAAAAGTCGACAGATAAAACGACAAGCAACCTTATCTCTTTGTCGAATGTAATTACCCAGCTTGGTTCAAACTCTGAAATTTCCCTTTCTCAAATCGGGAACTTGGCAGGCGAGGTTATTGATGTTTTTACAGAAGCAGGAAGTAAGATTGGTGGAATCATTGGAGCCGCATTTTCTCTTTTAGATGCCATTGGAATGCAGGGGCTTGATGGGTTTGTTGGCAATCTTTTCGGTAGTGTCTTTAGGGCCGTTGGGGGAATATGGGACACTTTGACCTTTGGACTTATCGGAAATAAGGAAAGTGACCCTTATTTGAAAGACGATTTGGAAAAGCTAACAATATCCAATCAAGATCTGAAAGCCTCTCTTGATAATCTGGCAGATAAGATGGGTGAAAGCGCTGTTGCCGACGCGACTGAACTTTACGAGCAACAGAAGAAGAATATCGAGGAGCAGATGGCCAATACAAAAGAGATGATGCAACGCTCTGCCGCCGCATACAGCAATGGTTTCTTAGGAATCGGTGGCACACACTCAAGTAATAAGAAAATTAACGACGCTATGTCTGCCGAGGACTGGAAACGTGTCAGTGATGCAGCAGGGGTATCAGTTAAAAATGCTGGTGATTTCTGGAACCTGACCAGTGAGCAGATGTACAACGTATCCAACAACGCTACTGACCTCTACTCAAAAATCAAGCAATACGCCGACGATGGATATCAGAACGCTTCGCAGTATATGGACAGCTACATTGAATACTGGAAGCAGCTCGATGAACTGGAGGACACTTACCGCGAAAAGCTGACCGACACCTCGTTTGACACTATCCGGGATGAGTTCAAGAGTCAACTACTTGATATGGAATCAGATGCGGAAGACTTCGCAGAAAATTTCGAGAAAATGATGCAGCAGGCAGTGGTTGAGAGCATGATGTCAGATACCTATGCAAGCCGCTTGAAAGAATGGTATAAGAATTTTGCAAACTCGATGACGGACGGTACTTTGTCCAGCTCCGAACAAAACAATCTCAAATCACAATGGGATCAGATGGTCAACGATGCGTTGAACGAACGTGATGCGATCATGCAGGCTATGGGGTGGGAGAATCCTTCTCCCGGTCAGCAGTCAGCCTCCAGCCGCGGATTTGGTATCGAAATGACGCACGAGGATGCCGGAGAACTGAGCGGACGGTTTACTGCCGTGTATGAGTCCAATCTTCGCATTGAAACAGCAGAGCAGCAACAAACGGTAGCCATCACGGAATTACAAGGTTCCATTAGTGCATTGACAGCACAAGCTACCGGAATGTACAACATCGCCGACGAGACACGTACCATCCTGGCCAATTCCTATTTGGAGTTACAGCAAATCAGAGAGAATACTGAAGACTCAGCCAAATACTTGAAAGATATTAAGGCAGATATTTCAGAAGTAAAACGTAATACATCAAGACTATGACAGGAGATTTATTTATCAACGGGAAGGATGCATGGGCTACATGGGGTGTCCGTATGGGGGACGGTTTCCTCGATACTATCGACGGATTCAACGAGATGAAGGACTACATTGAGAATGAGAGCCGGTTGGAACATGGAAAACGTGTGATAACCGACAACGCAAAAGTGGACTCGCGAGAAATTACACTACAGCTTACCATCGAAGGAAATTCGGAGAACGACTATCGGACAAAGAAGAAATCTTTTCAGGCCGAACTGGAAAAAGGTGCAGTAAACATCAAAGTCCCGACTCTCGGAAATGAAGTTTACAAGCTGGTTTACCTAGGGAAAAGTCTGTCCTATGGACTAAGTCCTGATCGTTGTTTTGGCAAGGTTTCAGGGAAATTTTGCGAACCAAACCCGATGGATAGAAGCGAATAACGAACATTTCTTATATTGTTTCGAATGGAAGTCTTGATTTTTAGGGCTTCCATTTTCTATTTATGAACTTTGGGGATATGATTGAAATTAAGGACATATCTGGAAAGACAAGGTTTTCTACCCCCATTAATAAAGGGGCAAAGGGAAAGTTCACACTAATGAAAGAGGACTACATCATCCTCCCATTTTCTGTGCCATCTCCCATACCGTTCAAGCTGGGTGACTACGTAGATCTGTCTGGCGTATTGGATGAATCACTCGGTGGAAAGCTGGCGAAAGTCTATGAGATAACAGACCTTCAGAAGCCAACCTATAACACTTCCACCGGAGGGTATGACTACGAGCTTAAGATGAACGCCTACTACTGGAAATGGAAAAATAAAATCTTCAAATATACACCAGAACAAGCTGGTGGTGAGGCTTCTTGGTCGCTTACAGCGGCATTAGACGTTCAGTTAGGGGTATTCCTTCGTAATTTGAAAGCGCTAGGGTATACCTATAAAGGGACGGATTTTACATTTAGCATAGATGATACAGTGGAGAACAAGGCCGTAGCGATGACGTATGATAACATAAATCTGCTAGATGCCCTATTCTCCATGGCGGGTGAGGATAAGTGGAACTGCGATTGCTGGATCACGGATAACGTAATTCATTTTGGGCGAAATGAGTTCGGTGATGCCGTGAAAATAGAGCGAGGAGTTGAAGCGTCAGACATCACTCGCAGCGAAAGTGAGGGCACTTATGCCACCCGTATCTATGCGTTTGGTTCTACTAAAAATATTCCTACAAACTACCGGCCTACCGACGAGCAAGTGGTAATCAATGGAATAGTCCAGAAACGGCTTATGCTTCCGGCTGACACTCCTTATATAGACGCATACGAAGGCATGTCACAGGAAGAAGCTATCGAGGATGTGGTTGTTTTCGACGATGTCTATCCTCGCCAGGTTGGTACCCTTTCCGATGTACACACCCGTACTGAGAAAGTAGAGAGTGAGGATGGCACCAAGGAAACCGTCACATATTATCGCTACAAGGACACCGGACTTGAGTTCAAGGAAGAGTATAAGTTAGAAGAAAATCTTAAAATCAGATTCCAATCAGGTTTGTTGAATGGGCTGGAGTTTGAGGTATTATTCAACCCTTCACCCAAGGACGAGACCCGTGGCGAACAGCTTTGGGAGATTGTGAGGAACGAGGACTATGGCCGACCGTTGCCGGACGATATGATGTACCCTGCCAACGGAGACGAATATATCCTTTCCGGTTTCGACATACAACTCGTGTCCGACCAGTATATCCCTGCCGCCGAGCAGGAACTGAAGGAAAAGGCGCAGAAGTACGCCGACAAGGTGAAGAAGGATGACGGCACCTATCCGACAACCTTGGCTAGCAACTGGGTACACGAAGACCCTATTTCACGTACCTTCGAGTTCGGGCAGCGCATCAACCTCGTGGACGACACCTACTTCGAGAACGGCCGCATCTCCCGTGTATTGGGCTGGGAAATGAATCTTGATATTCCTTGGGATTCACCGGTCTACACGATAGGTGAGAGTATGCCTTATTCCCGTATCGGGGAAATCGAGGACAAGGTGGATTCCCTCACTTACAAGGGGCAGACTTATACCGGCGGAGGGGGAAGCGGCGTGTATGTAATAAGGACCAACGATTCCACCGTCCCATCAGACAGCAATGTATTCTCAGCATTAAGGTCGTTGGCCACTTTTTTGCGCAAAGACATACCTGACAGTACAAAACATTTACTTAGCTTACTAGGTGGAGTTTTGGTAGGTGACTTGGCCCGTTTCGGTGAATTCATTACAGGGGTTTCCGGTGGTATGATAGACGAAAACGGAGATATGGAAATGGAATCCGGTTATTTCCGCAAGCGTCTGTTCGTTCCGGAACTGGCATACAACCGTATCACTTACTTTAAGGGCCGTGCTGTACTTTCACCAGGTGGAGGTTGCAAGGTGAAATCATATGTTAAGAACGAGGACGGTAGTTATACAGTTACCCCTGATTTGACCGATGCGGATGCGCTTAGTCAGTTCAAAGACGACATTCTTTCCGCTTTTTTCACCACGAAGAACGAAGAAGGGAAACTCACCGGATTTGCACAGATGCAGTTCCGTGTGACGGAAGCTGATTATGATGCGAAGACTTTTAAGATGGTAAACAAACCGGGTGAGACTTATGAACCAGGTGAGGAAATGATACTGGCACAGACAGGTAACTTTACTAATCCTGAACGTCAAACATACATTCTGTTTGATACTCTGAACGGGAACAATTGTATTACTTTCTTTGATAACGCCAATACCTGGGACCCGGAACCGGCACAGATGAAAAGCTGGCTGGGGAAAAAGAAAGGAATGAAAGTACAGGGGTTTGACTGTGACAACTATTCGGCTGTACTACAAAATATCCTGATGACCGGTCTTATATTCCAGACGGATACCATTACCGGCCAGCCGATTCGGGTTCCTCTTGACAAAGGGGCATGGGAGGCTGGGCCACATGCTTATTTTGATAGAGTATCCCATAATGGTTCATTATGGCTATGCATCAATCCGGAAGGTACAGAGTCAGAACCTGCTGATAATAATCCGGATTGGCTGAAGCAGGTTGCAGAAGGTCAGCGTGGCTTACAGGGACTTCAGGGACCGAAAGGAGAACAAGGTATACAAGGCCCTGCTGGAGCAGATGGTCGCAGTTCCTATTTTCACATAAAGTACTCGCACTTACAGAATCCTGTCAAGCCGACTGATATATCCGATACACCTAATGACTATATCGGCACGTATGTTGATTTCTCAGAGGATGACAGTACCGATCCGGCTGCTTATACATGGGCACGCTTTAAAGGATTGCAAGGGGCCAAAGGTGATCAGGGCATACCGGGTACAAATGGCGCTAACGGTCAAACCTCTTATCTGCACATTAAATACTCTGATGATGGAGGTTCAACATTTACCGGCAACAATGGAGAATTGCCGGGTGCCTATATCGGACAGTATGTAGACTTCACACAGGCTGATAGCTCAGATCCCAAGAAATATACATGGAGCAAGATTCAGGGTGAACAGGGACCGCGTGGTCTTCAAGGGCTTCAGGGTGAAAAGGGCGAGCAGGGTATCCCGGGGCCAAAAGGTGAAACCGGGGCTACAGGAGCAGCTGGTAAAACCTCTTATTTCCATATTAAATATTCTAATGACGGGGGTAAGACCTTTACTGGTAATAATGGCGAGGATGTAGGAGACTGGATGGGTACATATGTCGATTTTACGCAATCCGACAGTGACAGTGTTTCTGCATATAAATGGATGAAAACAAAAGGTGCACAGGGTGCAAAAGGTGACCAGGGTATTCCGGGAACAAACGGGACGAATGGGCAGACATCTTATTTGCACATCGCTTATGCCAACTCTGCAGATGGTTCTTCGGGCTTCAGTACCAGCGATTCAACCAATAAACTCTATATCGGCCAATATACAGATTTTACACAGGCAGATAGTAACGATTACAAGAAGTATTCCTGGAGTAGAATCAAGGGTGACAAGGGAGACAAGGGTGATAAAGGAGACACGGGACCTCAGGGCGCCAAAGGGGATAAAGGTGATACGGGGCCTACCGGCTCTCAAGGCATTCCCGGTACATCATCATATTTCCATGTAAAGTATTCGGCAAACTCAAATGGTAATCCGATGAGTGATACTCCGAACACCTATATAGGTACGGCTGTAACACAAAGTTCCACAGCACCTACATCTTACACTTCCTACAAATGGGCAAGATTTCAGGGTGCACAAGGGCCTAAGGGTGATCAGGGTATTCAAGGACCTGCGGGAGCCAATGGTAAAACTTCTTATCTGCACATTAAATATTCCGATGATGGCGGCAAGAGCTTTACAGCCAACAACGGAGAAACTCCCGGTGCTTATATCGGGCAGTATGTAGATTTTACACAGGCTGATAGCAGCAGTGTTTCTTCTTACACATGGACTAAGGTTAAGGGAGATAAAGGTGACAAAGGAGATACCGGATCTGCCGGTGTAGGCGTTAAATCGGTAGATGTTCTGTATTATATGTCCACATCAGCAACTTCATTGTCAGGTGGTAGCTGGCAGACAACTTCCCCGGAATGGGTTAACGGCAAATACATGTGGTCGAAGACAAAAGTCACATATACGGATGAAACGACAAAGGAAACAGCTCCCGTATGTATAACCGGAGCGAAGGGTAATACAGGAGCAACCGGCAATACAGGTGCGGCAGGCAAAGGAGTGAAATCGATTGTTGAAGAATATTATCTGTCTGCTTCTTCGTCCTCGACAACAGGAGGAAGCTGGTCAACAACAGTTCCGGCATGGCAAAACGGGAAATACATGTGGACACGTTCCGTTATCACTTATACGGATAACTCCAAAACCACAACAAACGCAGTATGTGTGAGCGGTTCCAAAGGTGACAAGGGAGATAAGGGGAATACCGGTGCAACAGGTCCGCAGGGGCCTCAAGGTCCCCAAGGTACACCCGGACAGAATGGTACTCCCGGTGCCAGCTTTATCCCATGCGGAGCATGGATTTCAGGCAATGTCCCTTACAAGAAAAACTCAGCGGTAGAATTTGCTGAGAATGCTTTTGTAGCACTGCGTGATACCAGTGCACCACCGTATGCCATTGCTAAATACAATAATGGTAATTATGTCCGTACACCACAGGGATATCTTTTGGCTGGAACTCCATCAACAAACACACTGCATCCCGACTGGCAGCGACTCACTAATATTGAGCCACCGACATTATACTGGTTGGATAGTTCATGCAGTTCAATAGCTTATACATCGACTGGCAGTATGTCTCCGTCAGCTTTTACCGTCAGTTGCAAGAAAAACCGTAACGGAGTTGTTGGTAAGTGTGCCGAACTGTGGTTGGTTGCAAGAAAATATGACGGTTCCTGGCGCTCTCATGCCGGTCCGGTGCAGTCGGCTTCCATCTCTGTTCCGGCGGCTTCCGGCTGCACACAGTTTGCAGTCCGTGCTTATTGGTCATCCTCGGAAGCTAATGCCTGGTCAGACAATTATGTGGCAGAAATAGGAATCGGAGTAGCGGAAGCTGGTGCTACCGGGGCTACGGGAGCTTTCCCACGTGATCGTGGCCCATGGCGTTCGGGAGAATCATACGAGTGGAGTGCAGACTATCGTGACAAGGTAATACATCCTTTTAACGGGGTTTATTATAACTTCCTTGTTCGTACTCAAGGCTCGACTGTTACGGATGCACCGACATCAGCTAACGGCGATGATAACTGGGAAGCAATGAACAAGCTGGTGAATATTGCCACCGATACATTGTTTTCTGACGGAGCCAATGTCGCAGGGTTTATGTTTAGTGGTGGTGTGATGAAATCACAACAGTCAACAAATGGAGTTGCAAACATGATCCTGAATGGGAATACCGGGTATTTCCATTGTGTCAATGCCGAGATTACAGGTAAATTTATAGGTAATATATCCGCAGACTCCGGAACTATCGGAGGATTCTCAATCGGTGCAAAGAGTCTGAGTAATCTGGCTGCAGATGTGTCTCTCAGCATTGGTAACTATAACAACAGTTCAACCAAATTATTTTCAGTTAACCGGGGTACAAGTGCAATGCTTCAGGTACGACACGATAGTGGAATCTGTATCAGTGCTGAAACTTACGGTTCATCTGATTCTATTGCGATCAAGGCACTCTGTAATGCATCCGGATATGGGCAGGCTATTCAGGCCTATGGAAATGTCTCGCTTTTGGCTAGAAGTACGGAAAAAACCAGAATTAATGGTGTTGTTGTCAACACACGACGAATAACATCATCTGCAACCATCAATGCGAACGATGACTTTATCATATTCGGGAACTCTGGTAATATAAATGTTACCATGCCGAGTACATCTGCTTCACCTGCTGGGAAAATTCTCTACATGAAGAGAGTTTCAGGCAGTGGTGCTATAACCTTATCCGGTTCATTCCGCAATCCCAATAATTCCGGAGGAGCAAGCTCTCTGGTTATAAATGATGATGTATCCAGATTTTTTGTACGGGATGATCAGGGATATTGGGTTCAATATACCTGTGGTTAATCATAATTTTTAATATCAGCTATATGAAGAAAGTAAACTTTAAAAAAATGCGATTCTGGTCTGGTATCGACCATACTCAAAAGCTGGAACAGGATGTTCGGCTTGACTTGGCCAATCTGATATATCGGTATGGTGATATACGAGGGATGGATTTAGCCCTTCGTATTTACCATTCTGATGGAGATATAGAACTTTCAGATGATGAGTTCACATATTTACAGAGTTTTGTATCTGGACACTGTTCGCCACAGATGGTAGAAGCTATGCAGGAATTATAAAATATCATTTAATAACCATTTAAAAAAATTACAATTATGGCAGATCAATTCGAAAACCAGTTACCACAGAAAAGTGACGCAAAATGGGTACGTGCATTAGATGCTTCCGGCAACCCAATTTTAATCAGCAAAGAAGACCTCGCATCAGTTGTGGGAGGACTAATCGGTGTTTCTAATTCAGAAAATAATGGTTTGATGCCAGCAGGCTTATTTATTAAGCATCCATA